GCCGTTTTTCCGTGAGGGCTACAAGCTCAAGGAGAAGGACAGACAGGATCTCATCCGTCTTCGCGAGAATCCTGACAGTCCGTACATGGAGGATGTCCTCCGTCGGATTTACAACGACACCGGCAATCTGATTGAGGGCGCCCGTGTTGTCCGCGAGCGGATGCGCATGGCGCTGCTCTTCCCCCAGAGCGGTAATATGACTATTACCTTCAACGCAAACGGTGTGTCGTACGTCTACAACTACGACCCGAACGGTGCCTGGGCACAGTCGAACTACTTCGATATCACCAGCACTGTAACCCGCAAGTGGAGCGCATCCTCGACCGCTGATCCGTTCACCGACATCCAGACTGTCAAGGACGCGATCATCGCTGAGACCGGCGCGGAGCTTGTCAACGTTGTCCTGAACAGCGTGACCTTCGGTTACCTGGTCAAGATGGACGCAGTCAAGGACCGTTTCCTGACACAGAATGGCCGCTCCGTTGCGTACCTGACCAAGGGAGATATCGCCCGTGTCGTTCAGGATACCGTCGGCGTACGGTTCATCGTGTACGATAAGCAGTACAAGGACGAAAGCGGCACCGCGCATAAGTATGTCCCGGACAACTACATTGCGCTGCTGCCGTCTGGTACGCTCGGTAAGACCTGGTTCGGCACCACGCCGGAGGAAGCTGACCTGATGGACGGCTCTCATGACGTGACCCTGGTTGATACCGGCGTAGCAATTCTTCGTCAGATCCATGAGCATCCGGTCGGGCTGGACATCTTCGCCTCCGAGATCTGCCTGCCGTCCTACGAGCGCATGGACGATGTAGCCGTCATGAAGGTCAACTGATGGCTCAGATTGTTACGAGTCACTGGATTGTCTATAACGGTGAGTTCCTGCCCGCAGGGACTCACCAGATAGATGACGGGGATGTGGAGGCCATGCGTCCCTACGGTACGATCATTGAGACGGCAAAGCCAGTTAAGAAGCCTGCGAAGAAAAAGAAGACCGAAGACGATCCGCTGGCATAGAAAGGGGTGGACAGTATGACAGCAGAAGAGAAACTGGCCATTATGAGGGCCATACTTGGGCCTGAGGCGATGGACAGTGACAATGACACCATACTGTCCTACTACCTTGACTTCGCCGAGACTGCGATTATGAACCGCCGGTACCCGTTTGGCGTACCGACCGGGGCTGAGATTGAGAGCCAGTATGAGCAGCTTCAGGTGGAGATCGCCATCTATCTCTTCAATAAAAGGGGTGCTGAGGGCGAGTCCCTGCGCAGTGAGAACGGCGTGAGCCGGTCATTTGGCGGCGAGACGGGTATCCCGAAAGAACTGATGGTACAGGTGACACCGAGAGGCAGGGTGTACGCATGAGAGGGCTATACAGGAACCGTCGGGTGATCTGGTATGCCAATTTCATCAGCAATGAGGAAGTTATTGACAGTGAAGGACGGCATACCGGGCATTACGAGGCACAGTACACCAACCCGATTAAGCTGTACGTGAACAAGTCGACCACTTCCGGTCTGACGAACAACAATATCTCTGGTAAAGTCCGGCGATATGTGTACGGTGAGGAGAAGGACTACAACGTCACAATCAATCCGATACCGGATAGTTGTGATATCAGCGAGTCCTCTGTTCTCTGGGTTGATACAGTGCCGGTCATAGAGAATGACGGCAGCACGAAAACACCCTATGACCATGTGATCACGCGAATCTCCTAAGGAGTCAGATGAAGAGAGCTTTGAAGTTTAATCCTTTTAACGCTGATTCAATCCAGAATGTCATGGATGAACTTGACGGTTATATTCAGGGATTATCTCGTGTTGAGAGAGAAGTGCCGAAAAAGCTCTGTGCGATTGGGGCTGAGGTCGCGCAGCCAAGGTATGATATGGCGAGCTATGCCGGTGCAAACGGAGATGTAAGCGTTGGTGTCGTGGTAAACGGACGCGGTAGCGCATCTATCGAAGCGAACGGTGAGAAGGTAGCCTTTATTGAGTTTGGTACCGGTGTGACCATGGGTCGCGGTTGGCCGGGTATTGGCGGAGCAGATCTCCCGTGGCCTGCGGGTGTGGCTAGGCTTGGTCAGTTTGGTAAGAAGAGAGGCTCTCATCCGCCCTGGGGTTACTTTGGTGAGATGGGTAAGCATCCTCCAGTCGGTAGCTGGCCTTTGACAGATGATGGGGGTAACTTCATCTTTAACAGTAGGGGCGAGCAGCTATTTCTGACGCATGGTAACATGCCTGCTGCCGCTATGGCTGCTGCAGACGCAGAAATGAGAAATCAGTACGAGCGTGTAGTAAAGGAGGTTATGGACATATGATTGATGCCGAGGCCACTATTTACGACACGCTTATTAATCGTTTACAGGCGAAGTACGCATGGGCAAGAAACGGTAAAGTAGGTTTTTCGAACGACTTTGTGATACAGCCGGAGACATTTCCGTGGATTTCGATTTGTGAGGAAGATAATCGAACTGAAATCAAGTTCCATGACTCTTCCCATGAGGAGAATGCGGTCAGACTGACCTTTCAGGTTGATGTCTGGACGAACAGTATCACGTCCAAAAAGCGGGATGCCCGGAAGCTGATTAAGGCTGTTGATGAGGAAATGCTGGCAATGGGATTCAGGCGGACATACCTGAATAACGACCCAAGCATTCAGGATGTATCGATTTATCGGTATATCGGACGATATTCAGTGATATGCGAAGAAACAGATGACATGTTTTACATGTATCACAGACCATAACGAAAGGGGATATAAAGGATGTCTACAAAGGGTATTTCTACCATAAATACATTCTTTATGGTGGGTACACTGTCGAATTCGACGTATACCTATGCGAAGCTTATCGACATCACCGATTTCCCGGACCTCCAGCCGGAACCGGAAACCATTGATGTCACCACACTGTCCGATTCTATGCGTCAGTACATTTTCGGCGTTCAGGATCCGGGCGGCAACATGGCCTATGGCGCCAACTACACTAAGGAGAACTATACTGCTGTTAAGGCACTGGATGACGGCGAGCCGCATCGCGTTGCTGTCTGGTTTGGTACCGACTCTTCGGGCAATCCTGACGGTAGCCACGGTAAGTTCAGCTATGATGCTTATATCAAGCCGCAGATCGTTGGTGGTGGTGTCAACGAGAAGCGTTCGATGAACATCATCACAACGCCGGTTTCTGACATCGATGCGGATGTAACTTAAGTTTGGGTGCGGCGAATTTGCCGCATCTTTTCTACAGATTGAAAGAGAGGGACTTTTGCATGAGTAAGAAAGTCAAGTTTGAGTTTGATGGGAAGAGCTACACTCTTGAGTTTACCCGCAGGACGATTCAGGAGATGGAATCAGAGGGTTTCAGGATTGATGAACTGAGCGACCGTCCGATGACGCTTCTTCCGCAGTTGTTTGTAGGTGCTTTCAAGCGTCATCATCCGTATATGAACCGTCGTGAGGTTCTGAACATCTTTGATCAGATCAATGACCGTCGTGGCCTGCTGGAAACGCTCAACGAGATGTATCAGGAGCCGATTCAGGCAATCCTTGATACCAACGGGGACGCGGAAAAAAACGTAAAGTGGACGGTGACGGAGAACTAATCTCCGCCCCGTCGGCCACAAAAGACCGGAAGTCCTACAGCGAAACGTTTGACGAGCTGTGCCCATATTTCATGGCTGCCGGAATGTCGTATGACCAGTATTGGAATCAGGATGCATGCCTGGTGAAGGTCTACTGGGAGGCATACCGGATTCGCCGTCGCTGGGAGTCAGAAACGGCGAATTTTGAGGCCTGGCGGCAGGGGCTGTATTTCTACTATGCCCTTTGTAAGGCCTCAGGAATGTTCAATTTCTTCGGTAAAGAACGCAGATCTGATGAGTATCTCAGTGAACCGTTGAAGTTTAAGTTTGAAGATGAAAAGACCGAAGAAAAGGAAGATCAGACACTCGAAAATGGGTTAGCCTATTTTAAGGTGCTCGTTGATAGCTTTAACGCCAGACGGAAGAAAGAAGGTGAGAAAAATGGCGGATCTGGATAGGCTTGAAATAAAGGTAACTACTGATGCTAGTGAAGCTATTCGGTCCCTCAGGGAACTGAGGGAGACACTTCGCACGCTAAACCGTGCCGCATCTGAAGGAGATGGGCTTTCGAATCTGAAAACCAGTCTGGATTCTGTTACGCGGGTACTGTCTGGCTTTTCTGTTTCAACGGACATGCTGTTAAAGACGGCTGACGCCATGAATCAGTTTAATGCAGCTATTAAAAGCTTCAATAGAGCCGGAAGAGGTAATTTGTCAGGCATACGGACTTTTGTAAGAACTGTCTCTGACGTTGGTCAGGCGATAAATAAGATTGATACAAGTAGTATCAGTAAATTGGAGTCCGTGGCTGCATCGCTGGAAAAAATCAGTAATGCAAACGGTAATAAGGCTTCAGACATTCTTGATACGGGTGCCCAGACGGGTCGTCGTTCGTTAAAGCAGAGACTGCGTGATCTGGTCGATTACATCCCAAGGCAGGAAGATTCTCCGTTTAACCGGTGGTTCCCACGTGACCCTAATTCCGGTAGGAGCTTTAAGTCACTTATGGGGAAAATCCCCCGTCAGAAAGGATCTGCCTGGGATAGATGGTTTCCACGTCAGGAGGAAACGGTCTCAAACACACGGTTTGAACAGAATCGTGATGCCGAAAATATTGGGAAGTCGATTGGTAAATCCGTTAATGAAGCTATCAAGCCGAAATCTATAAGCGATGCCCCGGAAACGGTGAAACCGCTTTCTGAACATAAGATTTCGTTTAAAAAGCTGCAAGATGCTCATAAAGAAGACTGGTTTAATGAGGGCGCTAACGAAAAGCACACACTGGCCTGGCACGAGGCACAGTTCCAGCAGAGACGGGATCAGCGGCTTGAAGACTGGTATAACGGGAAAGATGTTTATGGCCCGAGCAGGGAGATCCCTCTGATTCGTGAATTTAAGGAAGAAGTCGAGAAGGTCGGGCAGGCCGCGGGCAAGTCTGCGTCTGAGCTTGGAGCGATGCGTGCCAAGAAGCCTTATCAGGGCGTTAACATTCCTACTGCAAAACAGCTTGACACGGCTGCATCACTCGTAGGTAAGCGAAAGAAGGATGGTCAAAGGCCATCTGATCAGTACATACGACAGGTAGCTACGGGTGGCGTGGGCTCCATTGTAGACGATGTAAACCGGCTGAGTCGAGTTAAAGTTGGAAAGAACATTTCCACCTCAATTGAGGAGATCGGAAAGTCTGCCGATGTAAGTGCGCCAAAGCTGGGTAAGCTGTGGACGATGGTGAAACGAATCGCTCTTATCCGAACGATTCGGGGCATGCTTACATCTATCACCTCTGCGATTGGTGAGGGCATAAACAATCTGTACGCATGGAGTAAGAAGACAAGCGGTGTTGGCGGAACGTTCGCGAAGACAATGGACAGCGCTGCCACTTCTATGCTTACCTTTAAGAACAGTGTAGGCGCGGCTGTTGCTCCGCTGATCTCTTCGCTCATCCCGGTACTGAACATGGTTGTGAGCGCTGCTGTAACAGTCATTAATGTGCTGAACCAGTTGTTTGCCGCGTTGAGCGGACAGGGCTTTTGGTATAAGGCAACCGAATCAGCAACAAAGTTCGGGCAGGCTACGGGTGGCGCCGGTAAACAGGTAAAGGACCTTCTCGCGGATTGGGACGAGCTGAACATTATCCAGTCTGAGAGTAGCGGTGGTGGCGGTGGATCGTCTGGCAGTGCAATAGGCAATTTTGAGGTCGCTGAGTTGTCTGACTGGGCAAAATGGATTGAAGAGCATTTGGGCCTGATTCAGGCGCTTGCAGCGGGTATTGGTGCAACTCTGCTTGGCTGGAAACTGGCAACAGGATTCATGTCTGGACTTCAGACGATACTGAATGCGATTGACAAGATTCGGGGTTTTTTCAGTCCGAGTACCAAGCTTGAGTCACCAACGGTTTCCAATATACCGGGGCTGGATGATTTAAACCAGCAGATAAAGACGTTGAATAGCTCCCTTGATGGTTTGAAGGACCTCGACCTGTCTCCGTTAAGCGGTTTTAAGGGTATTGACTTAAGTCCTTTGAGCGAACTTTCGTCATTGCTTGGTAATCTTGACATAGCTGGTCTTCTGGCAAAGCTGGCGCCGTTGCTTGGTCTGAGTGCTTTACTTGGCCTGCTGTCTACATTGTTCTCTGGTCTTGGTAAGAAGCTTAGTATCGACACTAACAAGTCAGATATTGAGGCTCTGAAAAAGGCCGTCGAAGATTTGAAGGACTCTGTTGATCAGGTTAATACGAAATTTGCCACTATGCCGGAACACATTCAGAACGCCGTATCTGGATCTGTGACCGCCGTTGGTTCAGGTTTAACGGGCTATTCGGTTGCTATGAAAGCATACAAGAACCTGACGGACAACGTGCTGTTCGGTCCCGTTCAAGATGGGCTGGCCTCAGTACTCGATGATGTGAAGAGTAAACTCAGTGGAATGATTTCAACCCTGAATGCATCTCTTACGGCTTATAAGAATCTTACGGATAACATACTGTTAAATCCGCTCCAGGAAAAGATAAGTACTGTATTTAATGATACTAAAACTAAGCTCAGTGGTTGGATTTCGACATTAAGCGCTGCTCTTACAGCCTATAAGAATCTGGTCAGGTCGTTGTTCATTCAGCCTGTTACTACTGACATTGAAAACCTGTTTAGCACATTGAAAAATGGGCTGACAACGTGGACTGTAACGCTGAGTACAGTCTTAACGGGATATGTTGGCCTAGTAGACAGCAATTTGGTTATACCTGTACAAAGCGCTATAGACCAGCTTATGCAGAGTATAACTACGAAACTTTCTGGCGGACTTGTAACTCTGAATACCGCTCTTACAGCTTATAAGAACCTGTTTGATTCCGTACTGGTAACATCAGTACTGGCAAGTGTGGATAGCATGCTTAGATCAATAACGTCGAAGCTCAGTTCTTTCCTGAGTACGCTGAATACCGCATTGACCGCATATAAGAACCTTATGATAAGTGCTTTCTCGTCTGCGGTTAATCAGATCAACAGTATATTAGAAGGAATCAAGACCAGCTATACGGTTAATGTTAATGTTAACGTTCAAACTAAGCAAACGACTTCAAACTCTTTTGGCGGCGGTGAATCCAGAGGCGGTGGCGCAAGTAGAAGTTTTGCCACGGTAGAAACCACAAATGCAGTGAAAAGCGCTCTTACTGCTGCCAAATCGCTTCTTGGTAAAGCCGCTGGTGACGCCCTGATTCCGACCGGTCAGATGTTTATCGCCCGCGAAGCAGGTCCGGAGCTGGTTGGTACGATGGGTAACCATAGTGCTGTTGCGAACAACATGCAGATCGTAGAGGGCATCAGGGCAGGCGTTGCTGCCGGTAATGACCGTGAGGTTGCCCTGCTGCGTGAGCAGAATGATCTCCTGCGGCAGCTCCTTTCGAAGGACACAACCGTAAAGATTACGCCGTCTGCGGCTCTGGGCCGTGTGACTGCACAGTCTACGCAGATGTATCAGAGAGTAACGGGGTGAGGGTATGGCTTATATAAGAGATTATAACTACGAAATGGGCTTTGCCATAAATGGCAGAGCCCTGCCGGACCCCGCTGAGTACTCGGGCGCTGATTCCGCGCTGGATGCATCCGGTAAAAGGGACGCGACAGGTGCGCTGCACAGGGATATGGTTGCGACCAAGCATCCGTTGAAGCTTAAGTGGAATGCGATGGACTGGGACATGATATCTGATATCCTGTCCCAGCTTCTCGAGGAGACATTCCAGTTTACCTACCCCGATCCATGCTAAGGAGGGACGCGCATGATTCCAGCAAGTCAGGCCTTTCACGAGGCCGCAAAGGCAGGGGCAAAGCAGCGCACCCTCCTTCATTTTACGGATTCCGATAAGTGGTTTACCGCTTTTGATTATGGCCTTGATGCCTTTACATATGAAGATCCCTTCAACACGGAAGAGGATCCCGCCATTGGGTTGACTTCTGCCGCGCATGTCGCTTTTACGCTGTTCAATGATAACGGTGAACTGGACAATTTCCCGTTTGGCTGGTTCCGGGTGTATCGTGGTGTAAACACTCAGAGTTTCAGCTACGCCGTAAAGGGCAATGCCGCAATTGACTTTAATGGATTCAGGCTTTATGGCTACGATACAGCGCCGTATCTGCGAACTGCGGACGATCAGGCATTCCCGGTTCAGCCGGGCGTTTGTCGGTATCGACAGTGTCCTGTACTGTATTGGCTCTAATAGGCGTGCTTTCAAGATCGACATGACAGGTGTACAGTGGGATGATCTCTCCGACGAGACTTGGCAGAATCAGACGGCGAACGCTTGGGATGATTATGTTGGGCAGATTGATACCGATACGATCATGATAGATGACGAAATCATCTGGAAGCAGGTATCCCGCTTTCTGAAAGAAGGTATGTCCGTTTCTCTGACCACGACAGAGACCGGCCTGACCTCTTATATATATAATGAAGGAAAAGGTCTCGAATTCCAGTATATCCCCAAGGGACGATTCTATGCTGACCGGCCCGCACGGGTTTTCACGAAGGAGATCAGTGTTGAGGGTTACGATGCCATGTATGCGTCAATGGAGACGCTGAGTGACATTCAGATTGAATACCCGATTACAATCCAAGATCTGCTGGCTGCGATATGTACGAGAAAGGGAATCACCTGTAAGAATCAGAGCCTGTTGAACGGCTCGAAGCTGGTTTATGCTGGTGACCTTTCGGAGACACTTCCGGAGCTGACCTATCGTGAGCTGATTGGTTATATTGCAGAAGCATCCGGAACGAACGCCATCTTTGACTATGACGGC